ATTTGTTAAATCGCATCCAAATGTAACATGTATTAATCGTTCGCCTTTTCTAGTAAGTAATAAATTTTTAAAATTTTCTACTGCTTGATCTATTGTAATGTAAATTGGATCAAAAGAATTATATCCTACTCCTAACGCAATTGCATTGGTTATATTAACATTAGGTGAAGATACAATTTGAAATGACATTATTTACCTTTCTTTTTATCTATTGCTTTCATTAATGCAGAATAATCTCGATTCATAGCTTTAGAAATAATAGGATCTACTTCCATATTTTTACCAGTTTCAGGATCTTCCATAATTTGCGTAGTAGTGTTACCTCGCATCATTCCAAATCCCTGAGCATCATTTGATGTAAATGACATCTCTGGCATACCTTCTTTCATTAAGTCAGCATATGATCCTTGCTCCCGCAAACTATTAGTATCATTTAATACGTCTGCAAATTTATTGCGGGTATACATGGTTTGTTTTTTCTTTTTTGGTTTAGATACAACTTTAGTACTAACTGGTTGTTTCGTTTCGGTTTGTAATTCTGTAACTGTGGATTGTAGTCCTTCGCGAAGAATTTCTGTTAATTCTTCTTTAATAACCTCACGTACGGCTGTTTTAAGTGCTTTTACAAGTGCTTTAGTTTCCATAGGTATTCTTTTTTATTATAAATATATGTATTAGTAATTTACTGGTGTTCCCCAATTGGTATCTGATATTTTTGGTCCATATATTGTTTTGCTTAGTTTGTCTATATAATAATCACCAATATTTCCAATATCAGAATTAGGTATTCCTTGATTGTTAATAACTTGACTAGGGGCTTCAATTAAATTGTCAATTAAACTTCTTTGTTGTTCTAATAATTGTTCTATTTTTTGTTCTCTATTTTGTAAATCTTCGTTTGACACATTAATCGTACGATAAAATTCTGTTTGTGTCATATCCCCATAACCTGCAGTTTGCTTTGATATATCATTTAGAATAGAATTAGCAGTATCGGTATTAACAATAAATGTTTCGTTATTACAAATACTTCCTAATTTATTTAATATAGGACCTAAAGCTGATGATATATTAGATAACATTGATTGAGCAAATGCAATTAATCCAGTTATAGCTCCTAAAACACCTAATATTGTAGCTACAACATAAGAAGAAACTTCTAATGCTTTAACAATTCCAGTATTAGTCGGTAATACTATTGCTAATGAAATTGCAATTGCAATAGATGAAATTGTTGCAACAATTAATAATATATTTACTACATTTTGTATGTTACCAAAAACTGTTTGTATATCTGATATTGTGTCATTGATACGTTGTATATCTTGTTTTATATCATCAATTCTAGGATCACTACATTTAATATTTTCAGGTAGATCAGTTATTTTGCTTTGTAACTCAGTTAATTGGTTAAGTAATTTACTTTGAAGTTCACCCACTTTACCATTAATATTGCCAAATAAATTTAGTATAGGTTTAACTGCTTGATCAAATGGGGGTGTTAATGCCATGTTATGTATTCTTTTTTATTGAATAATTTGTGCTATTCATTTTAAATATTTTTGATAATAATCCTGTTATTTTACTTTGTGCTACTGGCGTAGCTAACGAACCTTGTACAATATGACCCGTTTGTAATATCTGAGCTATATCCATTAATATATCTCGTAAAACATCACCTTGTGGTATTGGTGTTAAATTAGTATCTCCTCCTATATTAACACGATTTGGTGTATTTAATAATATGTCTTTTTCGGAATCAATAACAGCACGATCTGTTTTGGCTCGCAATACAATTCTATCTGCAATACCTATAAAATTAGAACCAGCAAATGAATTAAATTGTTTTGGAGCAACTGTGCTAAATGTTATATTGTTAATTTTTTGAGTACTTGTTAAATATAAAGACGAATTATCTTTTTCAATATCTTCAACTACAAATTCTTTATCATCTAGATGATTTCGTCCGTTTGAAAATATAGTTATTGGATCTCCATTATTATCACCAACCCATGATGGTGATTTATATACACGTTCGGATGGAACTGTTGATATAGTACTACCAAAACGAATACTATTCCCAAAACGCCCTTCAATTAACATATCTCCTTCATATGGCTGTAATGGAGATATTTTTTTAGTTTCATCAAATGTAAAACCTGCAGGAATATTTTTTGATATATTCGTTTTTAATTGTTTAGATAAAGATAGTCCCGGTAATCGATTTTCGTTAATACTAGACTGTATATTAAGTGTATCTAGATAATACCAAATATCTCTTGTTTTATTATTTGTAGCATATTGATTATACGATTTAAATAATAATACTATTTCTCCAATTAGTGGAATTTTTTTTATATTATTATTCGCTGGCCGGGCTATAAAAGTTTTACGATCAACATACCCACTACACGATCGAACTTTTATTGCAAATAAATTATTATTATTAAAGTTTTCAGATGATTCAGAATAAGGTATCCAGTTATACGTATAATCATAACCTAATACTTCAGCAATATCAAAATCTACATTATTATGACTCGGCATTACTATCCTTTAACTTGGATTTTGCTTCTGCAATTTTTTGTGTTATTTCTTGATCTTCTTGTTCAATTTTTTCTAATTCATCTTCTAATTCATGAGTTAAAGTAGTCTCAGCAATTTTAATCAATTGTTGTTTTTCTTCATCTGACAATAAAGAGTCAGTGCCTGATATTGTTTGGCTTGTAGATATATAACGCTGAACAATGGCTGTTAACTTAACTAGATGATCATCATTCTTAACTGCCACATCTAAGTATTCCTTAATAAGTGGAACTATGATAGTAGCATCTGATGCATTTCGTATTAACGGTTGAAGTTGTGATATAAGTTGATTGATCTGCCGATCTTTCTTTTTTGAATTATGATATACATCATGCATTAGATCAGCAAAACTGGTTCCTTTGAATATTTCCTCATTCTTATCCATACATGATTCCTTTAATAATAAATATCAAAAAGGCAATTTTATGAATTCTGTGTTGGCATATTCTTTAAATTTAGTTTCGTAAAGATTTTTTAGAACTTTAATTACTTTAGTAATATTATTAGTCTGTAAGCCTGTGCGTTCTCGAATATAAATGTATAATGCTTTCTTATTATAATTTTCAATATTGACACGTTCTTCAAATAAATGCAATATAGAGTCAGCAACATGAATATCAGTTGGATTTGTAAATATTGAATTTAAATTATCATAACAATATTCTATATACTCATCCATAAAATATTTCATTACTGTTGTCATATCATCATTATGCATTTCAGTAGGTATATTTCGTTGTTCATCTAAATCAATTGGTTCTCTATTTTGTTTTACTTTAACATATGCCTTTTGATTTTCTGCAATAAGATAATTAAAAGTTGTTCTGGTATAATAAGAATATGACTTTCCAGACTCTGGTTTAAATTTTTCTAAACGAGCAGTTAAATATGTAACTATATCTGTTTGTAAATCTTGGAATGAACATTTTTGTAATACATATGTAGGCTTTACTTTGTTAATTAAGTTTTCTGTAAGCTTTAAAAATGGAGGATAAATAAATCTTCTGTATATTTTTTCTCGCTGAGCAGCACTGTCTGATTTATTATACGCACATATAGCTACGTCTTGAATACGCGTATAATACGCATTACTTTTCTTCTTCTTCCTGGGCATCAAATTCCTCTTTTAGTTCTTCAATTACTTGTTGTAATAGTTCAAATGTTGTGCCGGCTTCATCATCTTTTTCAAATGCACCTAAACGATCAATGCGCTTCATTGCTTCATGAGATTGTGTAATTCTCATATACATATACTCATTTGTTTGTGACACGTTTTCATAGTATTCTTCTTGGTCTGCTAAAACTCCTGCTAATACGTAAGCACGATAAGCAAAATATATAGTAGTACCTAAAAATAATACACTTAATATAATAAATGTTATCATGATATATCCTTAAAGATATCCGCAATCGAACTTCCGATACCTGGATTATTTTCTGCTAAATTTTTCATTGCGGTACTTTTAGTTGCTTTGCTTTTTTCGGATACTTTGGTAGGAGTACCTGCTTTGTAATTCTTCCAACGCTCATATTCTATCTGAGCTGCCATATGGTCACCATGATGTAAAATGATAGCCATATTAGTTTTCAATTTAGCTTGAGCACTTCTTGCAACAAAGTAAGGTTTATTTGAATCATCATACATTCCATCATGAATCTTAATAGATTGATATTCATTCCAAGACATTGGTATTTCATATTTTTGAAGTAACCATACAGAAAGATCTGGTACCATTGAGAAAGGAATATTTTCGTTATGTTTATACATTCGACCCATATTCTTTCTGTGCCAATCTGAAGTCTCTATTTGGTAAACTTCGTTACCATCTCCTGGAAATCCTACTTTACCTAAATCATGATGCATTGCAGCAAACATTAATTCTTCTAATGTATACCCCGATATATCAGATCCTAATTTCTTCCATAAACTATACAATTCATGAGTGCAATTCATTACACGAAGTACATGGTCTATATAACCTCCTGCAAATGCGTTATGAAAATGTGCGATTGAAGATGCAGGCATCATTGCGATACGATCTTCAAA